GGGGCTCGAACCCTAGACATTTATTTTGTACCCGGACATTTGGTAAACGGAACATGGACTTTTGGTTCATAGGTGCCATTTTGTGTTGTGATCACTAGGGAGCTGTCTCCTTAGAACTGTACGAATCCAGTTCGAAATCGATCTCGTGACATGCTAGAAGGTCTAGCAAACAAAATAGGTATACAGCCATTAGCCCAAAAAGTACGGGGTAGATCGGCCTTCCTTTTGCCCGTAGATATGATTTAGTGTCTAGAGAATTGTTTTCCAATCCTCTATTGCAAAAACTTTATTTCCCTTATATTAGGCATTATAAAATACTCTATGTGGACAGTTCTCTCAAGCAAAATTAGTATTGGTTACGCTAACTTAGTACAGGAGGGTAATATATTGTATATATTTATACTATTTCAACTTATTCTTATGATTGACCGACACGGAATAAGGGTTTGATAATACATTATATTAACTGAAACGAAAGTGTTACTAACTGTTAAAGAACATTTATACTTGAGCCTGACATATAAAGCCCAAAAGAAACTTAAAAACGTAAATAATCCGAAAAATCCTTTGTTAAAAAGATTGTTGCTTATCATATAAAAGACCTTTTGTGCAACATCAGTACCAGTGTTACTACCCAAACACTTGACGATGCGAAAGAACATTGCTAGTAAGACTTGCTTAGGAAAGAAACCTTGACAGTAGGGAACAGACCACACTTTGAAAACAAGTAAAAGGAAATAATTAAATATGAAAGTTGCCATGAATTTAAAAGACGTTGAGCCTAGTAACCTCAACACCAATCAAACAATTTTAACGCAAGTATCTAGTTTAAAACCTTCAAGTACGTGGAAAGAACGCATTGATGAAATAACATCTTTAATTGCTAAGAATTCTCCATGCACAGACTCTTTAATTAAAATTTGTACTAAGAAACATTTTAATCCTGATTTATCCGGAAAAAGAACTATTGTTATTTCCGATATTTATTCAAATTTGCCAGCTGATGATTTCACTTGGAAGGACATTGTTCCGACCAAAAGTATAAATTTAAGCTATCCGCATTCTTTAGCATCAGTATTTATTGTCAATGCTAATATTAAGATTTTTGAACACTCTTCAGAGGGAGTCAATAGAGTTTTAATAAAAGCAAAACTAAATATTATTACTAGGAATTTGGAGTTACCGAAGAAAAACAAAAGATTTTTCGGTAGTATGTTAGCTTATTTGAAAAACTTATCAGAGGTTAATCCGCAAATGTTTGGAATAATACCTAACTTCGATTCAGCTAATGAATTCTTTTCTGATGCCGCTGAAATTCTTCCTTCAATTAGAAATTCAGCTCATGGATTAGAGTCCTTGGTTACAGAATTCAAAGATTATGTTTCTCATTCTAAACAACCTGCTGATCTAGTTAAAGAGATAGCCTCTACTTTTACATCTACCGCTTTGGAGTCCATTACTGCTACTGCTATTCCGATAGTTTCAGTGATCCTGTGTGGTGGATCTCTCGTTTACGCTATTACTTCAGATGATCCTAATAGGTTCGCCATTTGTCTGGCTACTGTTTTATTAATGTATGCAGTTACACCAGATGCATTTAAAAATGTATTGGATGGCATTAAAGCTAAGTTTATGGAGATTCTAGGAGTCGTTCCTCAATCGGGATTGATTGAAAGTGTTGCTGGTGTTTTAAGTATATCTTTACTAGGACTTTTTGGATCTAATACTGCTATACCTACACACTGGTATCCCTTAATAGCCAATTTTGACAGAGTTAAGGCATCCGTATTATCTATCTTTAATTTGTTTTTAGAGCTTATACGAGATATTATTAAAGGTTCTGGATTGATTTCTTTTATTCCAGAGGAATGGCGATACTCTTTCATTAACAACGAAGAAGTTTCTAAATTCGCCATTAAATTAGATGATATAAGTGAGTTGATACGAACCAAGCAATTTCATATGAACCATTCAAATTTTGCATTAATTAAGAAATTAATTTTACAAGCAAGAGAAATTATACAGCATCTCCCAATGCAAACAAAAAGTGGGGGTGCTGGTATGATTATGAATCAGTGTCATAGACAATTGCTAGATTTGAAGAAGAAATTCCTTCAGGCTAATTTTGAATTTGACGGTAGGAGAGTTGAACCAGTATCTATTATGCTTCAAGGTCCTCCAGGTAATGGAAAGACTGAGGCCACTGATCATATTGTAGCGGCTCTTATTAAAGAGCTTTGTTCTCAAGCTGAAGTAGATTCCTATATTGAATGTGCTAGTGATTATGTGTATACTGTTCCAGCCGAAAATGATTTTTGGGATGGATATAAAAGCCAGCTTGTTTGTCTGTTTAATGACTTTATGCAAGTTGTAGATAACGGCAATCCTGGTGAACTTACCAAATTCATGAGAGCAAAAGACACTACTCCATATATTCTTAATGCGGCGCATTTAGAAGATAAAGGGAATATGATTTTTGCTTCTCCTATTATATTATTAACGACTAATCAATCTCAATTTACTCACACGCCATCTATCACAGATGTTAATGCTCTTTATAGGAGAGTGGACTTCTGTTACGTGGCAGTTATTAAAGAAAAATATTCAGTTCCTTGTAGTAGTTCAGTTTGGACTAGGAAAATAGATAAAGAGTTGTTACCCAAAGGAAGAGACGGAGTTTCCTCTCTGCATCCTAGTATGATGGAATTTTATCCAAAGGACTTATTTACAGGCAAACTCGAAGCTAAGATTTCCTTTAATGAATTGGTAACTATAGCGGCTGAGCGGAAAAGACTTACGGAAAAGTTTTTCGCTCAGAAAACTAGTGAACTTATAGAAACTATAAGACCCGCTACGCACTCTTATGTGAAAGAAAAATCTGAAGATCCCAATTATGACATCTTGATGGAAGAGACAGATGTTGAATGTCAAAGCGGCTTTGACTTTTCGAAGTATAGGACTCTAGAGAATTACACTAAACCGCAGAAATTCGTAAATGCTTGCTTGTTTTATAAGACACATTGGACATTTTCTGATATAGCTAGAGACTTTGTTGCTCAAATGGATCAGCAAGATCATTCCTCTGAGAAACACTACTTTTTCCAGAATTATGCTTTATTTAGGAAAGTACATAATGGGTTTGGTAATGATTTGAAATTTGTTTTGGATTTATTGTCTCATGGAGGTATTGATTTGCTGGAGCAAAGTACTAAGAAGTATTTTACATCATCATTTGTAAGAGATTACGTGTTGCCCACTAATGAGCCTTATATTTATAGTGGCCCTTTACCAACTGGGGGTTTTAAGCAATTTCTTGAAGAGAGATTCTCGTGCCTTACAAGCTTACAAAGAAGCATATATGAAACCTTAAAGAGTATTTTACCTTGGATGATTTCCTTATCTGCGGCTTTGCCCCTTGCTGTTATGGCATACAAGGCCGGAAGTAAGTATTTTAATAAGGAAGGAGAAATGGATGACGTTGAAGCTCAACGAGATTATTCTCAGGTTCGACAAAAACCTAGAGTTAAACATAATTCCGCTGAAGTTGTGCGTCCCCAAATGACACTAATAGCTGACCCTAATGGTGAAGCCCTTTTAGCAAGTATCCTAAAGAGTAATTTGTATTCCATATGGTACAATAAAACTAATGACTCACCCTCTGTTAAGATAGGCAATATCTTAGCTATAAAAGGCACTTTAGTTGTTATGCCGTATCATTTTATAAAACATTTGAACGTTATTGTAACAGATGATGTAGATCCTACCACTCGCTTATCAACAGTCACGCTTAAGAAGTTTAATGGAATGTATTTTGTTAATAACTGCTTTTTACAGATTAAAGATTTGATTGATAATTGCTGTTACAACGCTTCTATGCAAGCCACTGATAACATCTGTGTTAATATTACGAATAAGAAGTTTCCTATTAATAAAGATATTTCTCATCTTATTTCTACCAAGAAAGATGTGGAGAAATTACCTCGCAAAATTCCATTTGTCCTACGGTGTACTACAGGTGGGCTCTTCTCCTACTACTCTGGAGATGCAGCTAAGCATGGTGATTTGCATGTGGTGGATCACACTTTCGGAGATTTTAATATAGCTAGATCTTTTACATACTCGTGTGCCACCACCGGTGGAGACTGTGGAGCAGTATTCACTATTTCCAATCCGAATTGTCAAGCAAAGATATTTGGAATGCACGTTGCAGGAAGACAACTCAACGGACAAGGCTTTTCTTCAATATTCTTTAAAGAAGATTTTGACGAGGTTTTTAGTAATCTATCATTAATATCCGATGTGGTACCTCAATATAATGGATCGCCAGACTTTCCCTTACCACCGAGCATGACTTTTCTAGGTGTTAAGGAGAAAGGCATATATATAGGCAGTAATACTTCTATACGCAGGAGTATTTTGTATCCTTATATAGATTGTCATCCACAGTACCCTGCGGTATTGAGTAGAGAAGCATTTAATAAAGCAATCTTTAAATACGATTCTATTCCTATAGATATATCAGAAGATTTGATAGATTCTATTATGGCTTCGGTATTCGATGATCTAAATCACGCCTCTGACGTCCCCACATTTAAGAACATATTATCTTTTGA